CATCTACTATTTTTGTGTTGTTACTACTAATTTGAGATTCTGTTAGTAGTTTATCAAGTGCTACACTCTTAGGATATTGTATATTCTTAAGTTGTTGCATTTCTGTTTGAGCTTCAGTAGCTCTTATTTCAGCTTCAGCAATAAGTTTTTCTAGATTATATGTTTTAAGCCATTGATTATTATCAATGCTTGCTCTTTCTTTAGCAAAAGTTAATTCATTCTGACTCAATAATAGTTTAGCTTTTTCTAGGTCTAAGTTTTCATTAGATATCCTATTCATAATCTCTTGAGTTCTCATTTCAAAATTTAGTTTTTTCTTATCAAGAGCCATACCATTGATGTCTACATACTTGCCCCACTTGTATTGTTCAGCAGCTAGTCCGTGCTCAGACCAACCTAGTGCAATGTTAGCTTTAACTCTAAGAGAATCTAATTCATATGTCTTATCTCTAAATGCGTTATCTTCTTTAGTCTGACTTTGACTAAACTTCTGGTCGTTTTCTGATAATTGAAGCAAGGCTTTATCTATATCTATTCTTCTTTCAGATAAGTTATTTAAAACAGCATCTTGAGCTGCTTGGTAACTTTGTTGTTTTTCTTTAAAGGACATATTAGCTGCAAACTCATACTTACTATTTTCAAAACCTTTCCATTTAAAGTCTATATCATCTTGTTGTGATTTTTCTGCAAGAGTTAATGTCCCTTGTTGAACCGCTAGTGTTCCTTGGTTAAGTTTATAAGTTCTATTTTCAACTTCAATCTCTCTAGCTTTGTCTAGAAATTTTTGAGCTTCTCCGGGAAGACCGCGTTGTAAGAATGCTTGTGCTATTTTTTTATAACTTGCAGGGTCATCCCTGTTTAAATTTTGAGTTCCTTTAAGAACATCAGTTATAATTTCTGCTTTCTTTTGAGCAGGTGTTTTTAAACCTGCCATTTTAGCAAGACCTTTAGCAAACATACCGCCGGCTAATGCGTTGGCTTGAGCACCTACCATACCTCTGCCTGCAGCAGCAGCTCTTGTAGCGTTATCTTTTATTGATAAGTTATCTGCTGTAGCTGCGTCATAAACACTGCTAAACATTGTATCATTCTCTGCCATAATTTATCCTATGTAAATATTGAACTTGCAAAATCGTTTACTATACCACCAAACATACCACTACCACCAGAAGAACCACCACCAGAGGAATAGTTATTCATCCCTCCTAGCATTCCACTGTAGAATCCTGCTTTAGTATCTGCTAATGCTAGAGAACCTAATGATACACCTTCGACATTAACTCCTGTATGAGAGCCTTGACCTATAGCTCTTGACAAATCTGCTTGAGCCATTAAAGTTCTTGGTGCATCTATTGCAGCATTACCAAATGCTAATTGCTCAGCAGACAAAAGGTTTCTTTCTCCCATTGCCATCTCTCTAGACTTAAGAGCTTCTTGTAATCTACGCTGATTAACTTGTTCACCTAAAGACATATTAGCATAAAACTCTTGTGTTCCTCCAACACCCCTAGCAAAGTTTTGTTCTGCTAAACGGTTTCTATCTTGCCTGTCTCTAAATTCGTTAGCCTTATCAAACAAACTAATTTGATTAATAGTACGCTCATCCATATTGTAAGCAGCTAACTCTTCACCTGCTCTTTGCTCAGCTCTTAACCACCCATCCATAACTGATTGAATTTCAGGGTCAAGCTCCATAAGCATTTCTTCAGTTTCTTCATCAAAAACTACTTTACCCGCAGGTCCCGTAACTCCTTTAGGAAGAGAACGCTTATAAGCCTCGTCCATTATTTTTTTCTGGTAGTCTAGATTTTCTTGATAGATACCTGCTAATTTTTTATTTGCGCCCATACCCATAAGAGAACTTAGCAAACCCCCTATACTACCACCACCTCTATTTTGTAACCCGGGTGTTGCTTTTGCAAAAGTAGACCCGCTAGACTGACCTGCTGCTGTAGAGGGTGGTTGATATGCTGTTGACGATTGAAATACTGATGCCATTCTATTCTCCTATGCTGTGCGTTTCCAAAAATATACTACGATGTATGGCTGTACAGCGTTGCCTGTGTGCGAGTGTCCACCGCCTCCACCTGTTGAACTTGTTGAAGTAGAGCCTGCACTAGCAGCATTTCCTAAGCTTGTTTGTACTGAAACACTTCCACCACCAGAGCCAGTTGCTAAAGTATGGCTGTGACTTGGAATTTCAGAAGTTGTTAATGTGTGACTTCCTGTACTTGGTGTTTTAGAACCGCCAGTTTCTTCTGCTGTATCAAAGTCTGTATCACCAGAATCTAAACCTACTAATACTCTACCTCCTCCAAAGGCTACCCAAGTTGTGCCTCCTATCGCTGCAACAACTGCTGCTGAATTAGCATAATTTACAGTTGTAGTAAATATTGCACCTACTGGATAAGCTGCTGCATTAAGAGCATCTGCTGCTGTTTTTACAAAAGCTGTACTTGCTGCTTGTGTTGTATTTGTTCCTTCTGCTGCTGTAGGTACAGTAGGTATTCCAGTTACAGTTAAAGTACCTGCTACTGTAACATTATTTGCAGCAAAATCCTCTCCGCTATCACCATTGGTATCAGCTTTAGAATTAACTGCTGTTCTTACTGTTGTAAACTCAGTATTAAAATCAGAGCCAGATATTACTTTCGCAGCATCACTATCTGAGAGAGCATCTTTTCCTGACCAATTGACTGCTAAAGTATAATCACTCATCGTATTTTCCCTTGTAAATGTAAAATTGATAAATCTTGTATTGAAGCATTATATCCATTACTAACTATAGACATATTTAGTTTTAAAGTTTTAGCACTGCCTGCTAGAGGTGTTGAATATTCTTGTAGTCCATATATAGGAGAATATTTAGAAGTACCATAAAGAGAAGCAGCATTACCATATAAAGCTGTAGTTCCTGTTGTAGCAGGTCTTAAAGAAATTTGAGTTGTGTCAGAAGAAACTACACCAAAATCTTTGTACCATCTTAAACCTAACGTAGCACCACTACCACCTTCTAAAACAAGTATCATTCGTTTAAGAAGAGAAGCTATAGTTCCTTGACTTAAAGGTATCCATATACTAGACACGTCAGCAGTAATACCACTATTAGTATAACTGGCTGCTCCACCAACCCACGCCAAATCTGTATCAAAATATCCTTCATATCCTGCTATTCCACCGTCTTTCTGTCCTGTAAGATAACCATAAGTTTCTGTATAACACATACTTGTAGGTTCTCTATCGTTATCAAAAGTCCACGTCGTTATTCTAGGCTCGCCATTAGGAGTAAAATGTTTAAAGTCAAACACATAATTAATATTCTTGTCTGTAAACGACAATATGTATATACCTTCATTTTCTACATAAACGCTTTTAACTTTTGTTAAATCACTAGCACCAATGTTTCTTATTAGTGTGTCTTTAATATTTTTACTTATATCAGTTAAAGGTACTTTATCTTTTTCTGATGTACGAGCTAATGACCTAAGACCTGTGTTAGACAAAAATACTAAGTCATCACCTATAGCTTGTACACTATCTCTAGCAACACAACCTATTCCTCTAATTACTTCATTAAGTTTAATGTTTCCAATAACGTCAGGACTTTCATATATAGCTATGTTGTTCTTACCAAATACTGCAAGTTGTCCGTAGAACGGAGCAACAGCTATAATGTCATCCTTGTCCCAAACTTTCTTTAGGTCTATAGAACCACCACCACTAGATAAAGTATAATCATCAGAATCTAATAAAGCAGAATAATGTAATACATCTTTTTCTTCTTCAACACCACCAACCCACATACGACCATAAGCTCCTGAACCGCAACTAGGTTTAAACTCTCCTGATGTTACACTTGGAGGTCTTGTAGCATTATCAAAAGCTGCCCATCTAGAGCCTGAACTTTGTGAGCCATCATATCTTTGAGGTACAACTTCTGCGTGTATACAAGTAAGTCTTTCGTTAAAGTTTATAAACTGCCAGTCTCCTGTTGTATTTGCTACTGTGTGTTTTACGTCTGCACCACTACTAGGAAAGGCAGCATTAGGTGCAGTAAAGTCAATAGTGTAGATGCTAGTACCGTGACTAGCAAAGATTTTATTAGTACCTTGGTCATTGTGTTCTACAATAGAGTTAATAGATGCACCACTAGGCACAACTTTTTGTTTTAGACCTTTACGAAATGATATTCTTCCTGACTCTCTTAATACTATATTGTCTGCTGACGTAAGATAAGAAGGGTCTAAAGAGTTAGGATTGCTTTGGGTATTTAATCCATTAATACCAAAATTAGGTAAAGGCTGTGCTATAAGTTGCTTAGCCATTATTGAATATACCAGTCTTGTTCATATCTATTATGTCCACCATCTATTATAATAGCTTGTCTTAATGACGCTGCTGCTTCTTCTGCAGCTAATGATGATTGTGTTCCACCGTCTTCTCCTCGTTCTGCTAGAGCACGAGCCCAAGCTCCAAGTATTACTGGTTGAGCAGGTATTTTAAGTGTTGTTGCTGCAAGTGTTAAGTTGTCTTGATATTTGACTATATCAAAAGAAATAGTTTCTATTGCTGTAGGCACAGGTGATAAATCTACTTTTAAATTACCAGAAGTATCTACTCCATTAAAACAATAATAAGCAGGTTGTCCGCTAGTTTCTGTAGGATATTTTTGAGTATTCATATAATGTTTTGTTACTGGTGTCAAAGTATCTCCATTGCTTTGGTTAGTAACATCTAAAACTTGAAACTCTTGACCAGAACTTAAATTATAATTTTTAGTTCCTGCT